CTCCTTCAGTAAGTCGCATCTTGCTCCCTTCTGCATTGTTAGAGCCAGATTGAATTGCTAATGTCGTAGTTGTTGCGCTTGATATATGTAACTTTTCAGATGGACTCGTTGTTCCTATACCAACGTTACCTCCGTTTTCAATGACCATTCTGTCATTAACTCCTCCTGTAACGAAAGAGAAATCATTAGCACTTAAAACTAATTGTTTGTATGTGGAGGCTGATCTCTTGTAACTGAATATAATGTTCCTGTTGTAAGCGTCTTGAGGTATGAATTCTAAACCCGTTCCACCTGAATCTACTACAGTTAGTAAACTGTTTGGATTCGTTGTTCCTATACCGACATTACTATTATATCCAACAGACATTATAGTTACTGGTGTTTGACCACTAGTACGTGCAATATTGAAGTCCATTCTGGAATCAGCATTAGAGTTCCAATAATTTAAAATCTGGTTTCTATAGTTGTTGGTTGCACCATAATTAAATTGTATACCTTCTGCCTGTGCGTCACCTATAGAAAGATTTTTTTCAGGACTCGTTATTCCTATACCGACTTTGCCGTTATCATGAATTCTCATGACCTCCGCATTAGCCTGTCCTAATACTAATGGGCCATCATAGAAATTTATTATACTAGCCGTATCTGTGCTTGAATTATTGAAAAGTAATAATCCCTTACTTGCTCCTGCGCTAGATGTTATTGTCAGTCCATCTGTTGTAGAACCGTCAATTCTTGCTTGTCCTGATACGTAGAGCTTGGAAGTTGGACTTGTTGTTCCTATACCAACGTTACCGCCAGCGGTTATTCTAAATACTTCCGCAGAGCCTTGCCCGTGTTCGTAAATAGTAAAATCAGAATTAACGCCTACTGCTACAGTTCTGAATGCGAAACCCCTATTAGGATAAGTGCCGTTCTTTAACCCTAAAAATATGTTATTGGTGTCGCTATCAGCGAAACTACTTATATTTCCAGAAACTCCTTGGTTTCCCTGTGATGCTACTGTGTATTTGCCGACTTGTAATAATCCCAAAGGATTAGTAGTTCCTATACCAACGTTTCTACTATTATTAATAAACAAAGCAGACGTACTTCCATCTAATTGAAAATCTATACTAGAGCTTCCACTTGCGTTATTCTTATCAACTCCAATTACTAAATTGTCAGTAGCTACTCCACTTATTTTATTGAAAGCTCCCAATAGTATGTCACCAGTCATCGTACCACCAGCTAGTGGTAAGAAAGGACCGCCACTTCCTCCAACAGCATTATCAACGTAAGTTTTATTGGCAGCGTCTGTACCGTCTGTTACAGTATCAACCCCTTGTATTCTACCTGTTCCACCTAATGTGATATCGCCGCCACTTACGGTTACATCACCTGCAAAAGTTGCGTTTTGTGAGCTATCTAATAGCAACGCCCTTGTTAATGCCGATCCTGTTTCTGTAAAAAATCCTAAACTACTTATAGCACCGCTACCTCGCAATGCTTGGATTCTTGCCATGAATCTATTGGCGGTATCATTAGAACTTGATTTAAAATCAATATTATAACCTCCACCATCATCAATATTGTTATTATCAAAAAGAAGTTGAGTGGTAGGTGCTGTTTGTGATACTGATAAATTTGCTATTGTAACAGCCCCTGCAAAAGTTGCCCTAGAGCTATCTAACGAAAGTTCTGTAAGTCCATTAATATCAAACTCGTATTTACCATTAGATGAAGCTATATTAAAAGTGTGAAGAGCATGTGCAGAAATGTTTGTACCACTTGTAATTGACAATTGTCTTATACTTCCAGAACCTCCTGTAAAATATGTTCCTGCAGAACTTAAATTAGTAGTGATAGATCCTGCAAAGGTTGCGCTATCATCAGAAGCCAATGTTAATCTTGCGGTTCCATCTCCAAGTATTAGACTTGCTGATGCCCCGCAAACTAAATCTAAATTTTGACTACTTGAAAAGTAGCTAGATCTAATTTTTTTTGCTGCTACACCTTCAGTAGCATCTACCCTAACTTCTCCAGTAACATGGAGTGGCGTAGCTGGAGTAGTTGTTCCTATGCCAACATAACCATTATGAGCTAAACTAAGTCCTTCTGTAAGAGTAGTGCCTCCATTGCTAGTTGTTAGAAAACCAAGACGCGCATCTGATCCTGACGGCCCTGCAAAGGATCTTATTGCGGAATGAGGACCGTTTCCACCTGCTCCAATTTCCCATGCAATACCTAAATAATCATTAACACTGTCTGCACCTGATTTTAAATATAGAATGTCCTCACTATTAATTGTTGAACTTGTTACAGAAAGTTTTGAATCTGGATTAGTTGTTCCTATACCAACGTTGCCATTTCTATCAACAGTAACTACTTCAGTCCCGTCACTAACATCATTGGTTGTGCATAGTTTAAATTTATCACTGTCGCTATTGTCGATACCTAATGACCAATCACTTCCAGCGAATAAATATATGTAAGCATCACCAGCTCCAGCATTATTGATTCTCAATTGGGAGTTATTCGTTACTGTGGAAGAGTTATTTTCTAGGGTCAATAGACGGCTAGGACTCGTTGATCCTATACCGACATTGCCATTAGCTAATACTGATATGTTAGTAGATGCTGCTGTATCCGATCTTCCAAATGAGGCTATCGTCCCTTCTGCTACCACATAAGCAGTAGTATCATTATCAGATACAGCTAGTTTGGCTCTATTGGTTCTAGATTTTATTTTGAGACCAATTTCTGCGCCGCCTTCTGAATTGAAAATGGCAGTTTTTGTTTCCCCTGATGCACTGTTTCCAAGCTGTAATCCTACTGATGGAGCAGTTGCCCCTATACCGACTTTACCATCTTGTAATACAGTGATAGCTTCAGTGCTATTATTCACTCTGAATTTTAAGTGTCCTGTTGCTGACCTATTCACAAGGAAGAAGTCATCATTAGACATCGCTACGTCTGTATTATAACTAGCATCTGTAGAGTCTGATAATCTAAGATTTGCTTGAGTAGCATGAGTTATCTGTAGACCACCTCCTGATGTAAAGCTCGGGCTAGTTGCCGATCCAATACTAATATCATTAGTTGTAGTATTACCACGATCAGTAACATCTTGTAAATCATCAGTTCCTGCTGTAGATCCAGTTACTACAGGGTTCCCATTAACATAAAGACCGCTTGTTGTTTGAACATAGACTCCGTCCTCGAAATTTAAAGTCGCGGTATTTGCCCCAGTAGATAATGTTGGTGTGGTATTAGAATCACTAAATACAAAAGCTCCATGATGTCCCGCTTGAACTTTAGAATAAGCGCCAGCAGCTACACTTTTATTAGCAAGAGCTTGATTATTCGTGCCGCCAAAAACCACAGAAGAGTCACCAGAAGCGATATTACTGGAGCCTCCACCAATTACGGAGCTACTAGAATAAATGGTATTCGAAGCTCCTGCTCCAATAAACGAATATTGGCAGTCAAATATTCTATTGTCCGTTCCTCCGACTAAAGAGTTAGAAAAGTCATCGTTTGCATTAGTTCCTGAAATTTGATTAAGACTACCTCCTCCGATAAAATGACTCTGCCCTGTAATAATAGAGTTAGTAGTTCCACCTAGTATAACAGAATAATCAGCCCCACTTATATCATTATTTCTACCACCAAGTGAAGATGAAAAGTCAGAGTTGGTTACATCAATTCCAGATCCACCACCAATAAAGTTGAAATCTCCTCCAGAAATATTTCCTAATGCTCCTCCAGCGATAGTATCAAAATCGCCACTAATGTGATGACCTGATCCTCCCGCGATCATTGATCCTGTTGATGATATAGTCCCGCCAATTGAGGCTAATGCTGATTTTTGTTCAGAGTTAACTGCGTAACCTTCTGAATTAGCTATTTCTACACTAGTATTGTTGCCCTGAATCAACATTTGCGACGAACTAACCGCACTCGTACCTATTCCTAAATGACCACCTTGTGTTGCATTTCCTTCTACACCACCCTGAATAGAAATGTCTGATACGATAATTTGTTGATCAATACTTTGATTGTAGACATTTAAATCTGGGCCTTCTATATTAGGCTCAAGAGTATATGGCCCTATAGTTAAAATCTCTGGCTCAAAACCTACAGCACTATCTGCAATCAATTTAAAGAAAAGCCCAGTGCCTTCTATAATACCATCATTGGCAGTAAGTATTATTTTTTGACCTTCTTGTAATGAATTTAATGGATAATTACCTACAAAACTCCCTCTGTTTGTGTCGAAATCGCCAGATGTCCCATTCCATATAGCTACATCTCCTAAGTTAGTAAAATTAGGACTTTCGTTGAAGTTTAGTGTTAACTCTATAAATCCAGTAGATCCAGAAGCGTTAATTGGTTGATCATTAAAATATTTTATCGCATCTGCTCTATCAGCTGCAGATGTTATAGTGCCAGTGTTCGGGGGTAAATGGTTACTAAGGTTTTGGTTTAGAGATGTCTCTCCAGAGGCTTGGACTATCACCCCATCGAATGTAGCTGTATTAGCGTAGAGATAGAACTCTCCAGTCGTAATTCCACCGTCTTGGTTTACAACCTCATTTCTTATTCCAAAGTTTCTGTTATAAGAGCCAAAAACATCTATATTTTGGGAACGAGAGAAATTAAAGGTTGAGTCCCCATTGGTTCTGTAGTTTGGAAACACTACATTTGAATCAGTATCTAAAATACTAATTATTTGTTTACTAACAAAAGGGTCAGCAGCTATTTGAGCTGCTGATGTTAGTAGTTCACCATTTCTATTTAGAATATTAAATTGAAGAGATATGTCTGCCCCATTTGTGTATACTCCACTACCTGTAATTATTTTTGTAGGATCGTCTAGATCCGCATTGTAATTGCTTTCAAATTCGTTAATATTTCGGGTGGTAAAATTGCCCTCATAGTAACCGCTTGTACTAATTTCACTGCTGCTGGTTCCTATACCAATTTTTTTAGGTGCTGAATTAGTACCTCCGATATAAGTGGCATAGAAAGCTGCTCCGTATTCTTGACCTTTTTTAGTCGAATAAACTGAACTGTTACCTACACCAACATAGGGTCCATCTTCTGATCTTAAATCTCCGATAGGGGTAGAGCCGCCAATAACAGTAGCTGCGCCAGTATAAAGATCCGAGTAAGTGGCTCCTATGGATAAAGGTAAAGAGCTGGAGCCTTCTAGAATTGCGCTCACAAAACGCACATCTGTCCATCCAGAAGTAGTTGCGTCAGAACGTAAATAACCTCCTACTCCTGTAGCTCCAGTAGCGAAATCCCTTGCTTCTTTTGCGTATGCAAAAGCTGCTCCAGTCTTAGGTATTTTTAATACTGAATATCCCGTGTAATTCATTATAGAATGGTTATTTTATTTAAAAATGATTTAGTATAAGTGAGAGCGTCTTCGTAAATAATAAATATTCCAGTATCTACATATGGAGAATCATAGTATGCGTTTCCACCGCAACTTCTCCCCATATTCCCAAGAGCATTTACACCTAGATTGAACACGCCCACTTGATTTAGTCCAGAAATACTAATGCCTGTATCTGTGGTACTACTATTAAATACTTGACCGTTTGGTAGAGTGAGTCTTACCCCATAACCAGTACTATTATTTACAGCGCTCCAATTTCCTGTTATATTGAAGGTTTGATCTGTTGCATTAGGTATCCCAGTAGTGACATCTCCTGCAAAGGCGGGAGCGCTTAAAGTCTCATAGGTCACCCCGTTAATTGTTTGAGCTACTTGGTAACTAAATGTATTAGCTTCGTTCTCTATGCTTATATTTTTGTCGATGAGATCAAATTTACCAGTATCGTATTTTGTTGCAGTGACAAGATATTCATTAGGATTTTCTTCTTTCATCGAAATCACTTTGTAAAAGAAGGGACTAGCATCTTTAATTTGAAATCTCGCTGCACTACCTAAGTGGATAGATTTTAAAAGCTCTGGTTTATCAAAGCCTGAAAGGGAACATCCATAATCTAGATTAGTTACAATCCCAGTTACGTTAATATCAATTATTTGTTCAGGTGCTAGACCAGATAACTCTGAATTAGTTATACCTCTGGTATAACCTCTAAAACTATCTGAATCAAAGCCTGAGAATGATATAGAGAATGCATTCCTTTTATCTGAGGTGTTCATATTTAAAGCGCATATCTTACCAGTATTAAATTCTGTAAGTGTTTGCGCCCCTGTCTCTTTAGAAATAAAATCTCCAGAATACAAAGATTTGGCATTTCCAGACCCAAAAACCCACCCTGTCACACCTGTTTCAAAATATAAGTATGTGCCAGATAGCCCTGTATAAAAAGCATACTCAGAATATCTAGTATCTGCTGAGCTAAATCCAGTTGATTGATTATAACCATCTGTGTAGTTTGAGAAGCTGTATTGGCCAGTAAATGGGGAAAAACTTGCACTCAAAGAACTGTTTCCAGTAATAGTAAAACCATTATATCGTTGCCTATTTTGATTTGCCGCTATATTTAACTCATCAATGTCGTCACTACCAGTAGGGTTATAAACAGTTAAAACTCCCGTCGTCATTAAAGAAGAAGATGTATTACTAAGTCTAATCGTTTCATCTTCTAGGTTAACATCTAGAATTTTGCCGAAATTAGTTATATTAGTCTTCAGTTCATCTTCTACTATAACTAGATCTCCAGGTTTGCATAAGAGGGTCTCTAAGCCAGCGGTAAAAGCTATTTGTTGATTTTCTTTTATTTTAGAAAAGATTTGGTGTTGAGCTGCCCTACGAGCCATAGCTCTAGAAGTTATTCCGACCCCCTCAATACGTTTTTTAAAAATCCCTCTCTCTTTAATATCCTCTTCGTCTTCTACGACTTCTATTTTAGGGGTGTAATTATCGAATCTATCCCTATAGCCTATTTCTATAGTATTAAACTGTTCGTCTCTCCTGTTGTTTGAGTAAAAAAACAAACCATCTTTTACACTTTCATTAGTAAAAAGATTAACTGCTGATCTAGGTCTATCATCAACAAAATTAATTTCAGAATTACTAAAGAAAGTTCGGCCTCTAAAGAGAGATGCTATAGTATTTATAGCGTCAAATATTTTTTGTCCTTGATCGAATACTACGTTGCAAGAAAAGCGAGGCTCTATCCCCCCTCTCCCGTCAGTTACCCCTAAGAAGTTTCCTTCATTATCTACATTATCGCAGAATTTACCTATTTTATAAAGTTGCCATTTATTTATGTTGTCTGCGCTGATGTGAGAACCCATCCCATATCTAACATTTGTCAGTAGATCGTAAAGTATCCACGCTGGGTTATCTGTCCATTGTAGAGTTTGGTGAAAAGAGCCATCCCAATCTCCTTTGTAAATCGATTTATCTACTTGGCTAGCATTTTCAAATTCAGCTGTGGTATTATAATACCTTTTATCTATACCTTTGTTAGTAGGAAAATAATTACTAGGTATTTTTACCTTTTTAAGTTTACAATCGAAACTTCTTTTGGGTATACTACCAAAAGATCTAGAGTCTAATTTTGTCCCTACTATAGCAGAAAATGGATAAGGTAGATCTGCATTTATTATTTCTGTGACTTTGCTTACTGCTACTACTTTAGACAGTAAAACAGAATTAGTTTCATAAGATAGTTTTTGAATTTTTACGTATCTTTTTCTGTCTTGATTTTTATCAATAACTCCAGCTTCTATACTCCGTTCTCCATCTGCGTTAAGAGATGAGTTTTCTCGGATATTATTATCAGGGAGTTGGAAGGGTCGGGAAAGATAATTCAAATCATCATCTGAGTTATTGAGTTCTACAACGAAATCTCTACCAGTAGATTTGTAATCTGGATTCCCGATATCTATTAAAGTGCTTCCATCTATTAATGCTACTATTCTATAGTCATAAGTTCTGAACTCTACTTCATTTCCATTTTCATCAAAAAAACCAGTGGTAACACTTATATTTAAAACTGTAGGGAAAGTTGTCCCTGTTTTTAAATTTTCATTATCTGGTAGGGGGCTGTTTCTAACGTTATTTACATCTCTAACAAGAGTGTCTTTTAGAGAGGATATATCTAAAGTGATAAAAACTTCTTCTACATTAGGATTGTAAATTGTATGAATTACTGGAATAGCTTTTTCATCAAAACTCTGGAAAGAGCTATTCCCCCAAGTTGAATAATTTCGATCTTTGTTTCCCGAATCTATTCTTATATCATCACTTCCTTCAGTGGTAGGTAGTCCATCTTCACCTAACTCAAGGTTAAAATTATTAGCATCTTTCTCTAAAACGTTAATCCTAGTTAACATGTTAGTGTTAGCAGAGATTCGTTGAGGAGCGTTTGTTTGTTCATTATTGTTTATCGCGCTACCTTTTGCTTTAGCCGTCCCAAAAGGTCCAAATAATTCTCTACTGTAAGGGTGATCGATGAAAATCTTTTTAAAGTTATCAAAAGGTGTTTGACTTTCTTCACCTTTACGAATTTCAGCTAATACATTACTGTAATTAAATTTTAATTGGTTGCTGTGAATAGAATTAATTGTTGGGTCTAAAGACAAAGTTGTCGAATTAGATCCATCTTGAATTGTCTTTGAGTATCTAAATGAACTTATGTCTTTTAAAAGTTCTATAACATAGTCTGGTATTTGAAACGTGTGGTTCTTACCATAAAATAAAGGGTCTAATGATTGATTATTTCTAGCCCTTCTAATATAATTATCACTAGTTTCTATATTAATCGGGAATTCAAAAATTAAGAACCCATGCATCTTCCCAGTCAAAAGCCCATCTGTAGAAATTTCTGGGCAAGTAACATCCGTTACTCTCACATCTGAATTTTGAAGATAAGCTATGAGGTTAGACTTATATTTAGTACCATATGGCAGAGTTCTCATTTTAATCAAGGAATCGCCATCTAAGATATTTTTAGTTTGTAAATTAGAATAATCTGTATCTCCTATCTTGCATATAACCACACCTCCAGCAGAACTATCTAAGTAATTAGGGAGTAAACTATTTACCGCTCCCTCTTCCCATCCTATTGTCGATAAAGCTCTATACGCTAATTCTTTCTGCAATTGATTTCCTTCACTTGTGCTATTATTATTATACAAGTTTAAAATTTCATCAAGATCAGATAATGTCGAGTCAGTGAGGACTTGAGTATTACCAGCAAATATTTGAGAGTCTTTATGTAGTGAAGTTTTCAATCTCCCGATTACGCCCACCTGACCATCGATTGATATAAAATCGATACTAGGGTTTAAAGCGAATAAAAATTTCGACGAGTCCAATGCGGCATTATCTGCCCATATTAAGTTCTGTGTTTGTACAGTCCCTTTTGCTTGAGCATCATTCCTATAAGCTGCGTTATTATCAGAAGCAGATAATATATTATCACCAAAATGCAGATGGAATGTGTGATCTGGTCCTGCGTCTCTATACTTAATAAATTGCCTTATAGAAAGAGCGTAGTCAGTTATTTTCTTAGGTAGAACGGCGGGTTCTGTTGCGTTTTTTGCCTCTATAGGTGAGAATTGATCTGTATGCGTCCTTAAAAATACCATGTTAGCATTATTCGATGAGTCAACCTCAAATATATCTACAGGCTTCGTGGGTGTAGATTTTAAAGATGTAATCTTACCAGCAGCACTCCTTTGAGTTACTTTTTCTAATTCTAGAAAAAATTTACTAACATAATCAACTGATGTAGCAGAATTTAACTCTATGTTTAGAGAATCAAACGTTTCTTGTTCTAATGGTGTGAGACTGTTTTTCTTTTGAGCTAATTGATTAGTAATGGCTACAGCTGTATTATCTAAGTAAATACCCTGTAGAATATCCAAGCCGTCTACTACTTCTCCATTCGAATTAACAATCCCCTCAATAGGACCATCGCTTATTAAATCTAAAGTCTCTGCGTAACTATGAGATGCTCCATATTGGAGTTCGCCCATGATAGGAGGTTTGTAAATAGGAGGTTTAGGTTTACTACCTTTACTCCCTGCTCCCGCTATGCTTAACTTTTTTAGGAGGTGTTTCATGATGTTCTATTACCTACAAAATTTGGATTACCTTTATCGGCTCCTAAAGCCTTTGAAGGTTCTTGATGTTGTGGGAACGATTTGATTGTGGCTTGCACTACTTGTGATCCGACTTGCAATCTGCCATAACCTATGGGGACTGGAGAACCTTGGCTGGCTACATTTACTGGATTACTAAAAATAAGGGAGCTTTTCGACCCATCAACTTCTATCTCTAGAGCTTCGTTTTCAGGTTTTGGTGATAGCGCATAACTAATTGCTGCGAAAAGAACTGCTTTCACTAGAGTAGCTGCCAAAGTTTTCTTAGCTAAGAATGTTCCGATTGCTTTTAGACCCATTGCAATTGCCGTTCCACTACCTGAGATAGCGGGAACTAAATCTATCGTAGCTGCATTCGATATGTTATCCATATCTGGGCCATTAGTGATTCGTTCTTTATTTATTATAAGGTCATAACAAAGCCCTTCTCTCTGCAATTCTACTAATCTCTGCAGAAAACCCTCTCTATTACAGTCTATAGCTTCTAAGACATCTCTTGGATTAGGAAGGCTTAATTTAAATGAGTTACCAAACTCTCTAGCTAGAATTCCATGTATATTTACTATCGTCATTTTACAGCCTTTACCCTTTCCAATATATTTACATCTGATTCTATGGTTTTGGGCGTATAAATATTTATTTTTTTTGTGTTAAGACTGTATATTAAGAATGGCTGGCAACAATTATCTGCCATTTTCACATCAAATTCTGATTCTTTTTCATTTCCTACTATATGACTATGAAAAACCCCTACCATACTACAAGAGTCTTTGAAAAGTAGGTAGCTTAAAGGGTTGATAAGGAAGTGTGATCTAGGGTCTTCGGCTATATTGTCTTCACGTTGGACGATAAATTCTTTTTTCTCATTATCGTAACCTAAAAAACCACATATTTCTTGAGTGAAATGCCTGTGGGACATTTCTTTTATTTTATGGAGGGCAGTTACCTCCCCTTTACATCTGTGTATTTCTTGCATAGCCGAATCCGTCAGTTCCAGGAAATCCTCCAAAGTTTGGGAATTCTGGGGTTGGGTTTGGTAAAAGTGTTGATGGCGCTTGTTTGTAATCTTGGAGTATCCCTGTGAATTGGCCGCTTCCAGTTAAGTGGAGATTTCCTGTATGAATATCTAACATTCCTATATCTGAAGTGGATGGTATTAGTCCAGTTGAGGCATCCCACCAAGCGACTAGACTGTCCTTTCCGTAAGAAAGTGTCCCATCACCACTTCCCGTTAATGTCCCAAATCTTCCAGTACATTCATAATAATTTCGAGGGGCAAAATCTAAAGTGTTGGAAGTATTATTTGGGGTGGGTATTTTTTTATAGAGGTAGCTTATTTCTTCATCGTTGATCGGTCTATTCCATACTGCCCAAGGCCCAAGCGCACCATTCATTGAAGTTGTGTGAGGTGTTGTGGGAAGTTCATAACCTCTTCTTCCTCCATAGAATTCTACCGCACCCAACATAAATGTTTGAGGTAGCGCTATTTCGCCATCAGTACCCCAATTCATATTTTTTCTTTGAGTTAAACTGGCGAAATTACCTTGTTTATTCGCTGCGTTTGCGGTGCCAATAGTATTGGCGTTTTTGGGGTCTGATAGAAGTTGCCCATCCACGTAAAATTTAATTAATGTATTCTGGTCTTCCCCGCCCCCATTAATAACAGAATCATCTTTACTATGTGTTATTACATACTGGACCCATTCTCTTGAATCTCCAGCATTTTGCTCTTTGCTTAGATTTATAGTCCTATAAGCATTGCTATTTGGATGATCCGTACTTGGGCTTATCTTATAACCAAAATAACTAGCTGATATTTGATTGGTCTTATCCCCTCTTTTGTAGTTTTGTGAGGAACTTGTTATATTAAGTAGGCTAGTATTAGCATTGATATTTAGATATTGTGTATTGGGCCAGAACTGATCGTCTCTCGGCGAAGTGCTTAATATTCCTGCTCCAGCTGGGCTATTAATGTCGATATTAACCCAACCCATAATAGTGAATTCACCTGTGAGTTGACCTGTTAATCCTAGCTCGTTAGTATGAAATAACCCTGTATTCGTCGGGATATCATCCCCCTCGCTTTTCATACCAGAAATTTTTACTGCATTAAAACCGCTATTGATATTTTGCCCCTCTTCGAATGCTACTAAATCTATAGTATTAAACCTTTTTCTACATGCGGAGAGTCTTTTAGTGCATCCGTCTCTTTGCCAGAAACTGGGATTACCTTCTGGAGCTTGCCCTTTATTATTCTGTACGCATACATAAGCGGTCTTTAGAGGTTCTCCTTCTAAATTTGGATTGGGGTTCGCTAAAAAAATAGTTGGACTTTTCGTCATAACAACATCGCCTTTGACATAGTCTCTTGAACTGCTCCATATCGCAGACTGGTCATTAAAAAATGAAACTGGCGAACCGATTGGTGGGGAATAATTTGGAGAGACTCCATTCCCATCTAGATCTTGGAATTTCTCACCATCATCCCTTTCTATAGGTAAACCTTGATATCTACAACCCTCCCCTCTATATTGCCAGTAGCAGAATTTAGAAACTACGCTACGAGAATTTATACTAGAACTCTCTAAGTCTAACGGTGAATTAAGTTCGAACTCGACAAATAATTTAGATTCCTGAGTTTTTCTACCCATTAGCCATGTCTCGTCTGTTAGTTCTGCTTTCGAGTCTGCCTCTCCAAATGGGTTACCGCCCTCGAAATTGACATCATCGATGAATTTTACAGATACTCTTTTTCTTACAAATTTGGCGTTCTTAAAATCCTTATGGACCTGTAATAGTTGAGTTATTATATTGTTTTTATTAGATACGCGGATTTTAGGTCGAGCTAATTTTCCATCCCCTAATATATCGAAGCCTTCGCTTTCCATAGCTAAAGGTTCATATTTAGAACCTTGCCAAGTTATACAGTCAGAATATATGGAGCCTCCATGAAAACCTAGCCAAGAATCTGGCTTATTTATCCTGTCAGGATAAACCCTGAACATCTCCAATATAGCAGTTGGTTGTAGATCTAACAAGCTACGCGCTACTTTATTTTTTCCTTCTTCCGCCATAATGTAATTTACACTTTATTAGTATATAATATTAAAAAGAAGTGAAAATTACACATCTAAAAGGACATGATGAGAAGCTGGGGCTTGAGTTTTATAATTTTTTTTTAAGATCTAAGCCTTACGATTTAGATCATATACGTTCTTCGCATTTAAGAAGACAAAAAATAGAGACTTTATTTTCCAACTACTGCAAAACCTCAGAGGTTTATCTAGTCGAAGAAAACTCTAAACTCAAAGTAGCAGCTTTTATTTTAGACGCTGGGGATTACCTAGACCTTACCTTTATATTCATGATTACGGAAAATTTCACAAGTCCTGATCTAATGGCTACTGCTCGACATATATTTGATTATGCTATAAAACAATTAGGAAAAAATTACATTAAGAGCAATATCATAAGAAAGCATAAAATTAACTCATTTAAAAAATTCATTGAAAGGTATGATAAAAAAGTCATAATATTTAACGACGATAAAAATACCGTCGTTTGGTGTAATAGAGATATAATGACAATTAAATTTAAAGTTGTAGGGGCTAATAAGACTACTGCTCATCTTATGGGTAAAGATCTTTTGTTGCGAGGGACAAAAAAGATCAAGCATGGGCTATTAAGAGAGTTCTCTGACGGGGAGGATACTTACCTTTTAGATGAAAAAGGTATTGATTTTTTGTCTAAGGCTGTTATTATCTATGGACATCTGTCAGACAACAAACAGAATGTCGGTAATATTTCTTTAGAATTTATTCCTAACAAATGAAAACAAAAACAATTCTTTACAAAGTCTATACTCGAAAAGGTGAATACCATCACGCTTACAGTGCTGAACTTAAAGGTTCTCGCGATTGGGCTATTGATTGTGCAAGAGCAGTCGATGGTTATGTGACTCAAGTAGCTGATGATTTACAGAGAACAGAGAAAAAAATCTATACTCATGGGGTTGAGGCTTAATGTTGACATTAATAAAATCTATTTTAAAATCTTTAGAATTGTTTTTAGCTCTTAAAAATAAACAATTTTACTATGATTTGCACAATAAACACAAGAAATTAGAATATGAAATCATTCAAGAAATCGAAGATCTTAGGCAGCGCGGCGGTAGTAATGACTCTGATAGGGCTGACCTCTTGCGCGAAAGACTTATCTCAGAGCGTTCAAGATTTAAACATTTATCAGCCTTCTACTCTAAAACTACAGAAGGACCAGCCGATTCAGACTGAAAAAGGTATTTACACTCCGCAAAAAAACGAAGTCTGGCATTCTGATGCTAGGTTTCGCAAACTTGAGAGGCAACTTTATTTCCCCAGTGGGAAATAGTGCTGATTAAATATTACTATCTTCTTCTTTGACCTAAAAGTAATATTGTGGATATGGCACTCAACAAAATTAAATGTGCTTCTGGGATTGCAGTGCCTGTATTACCATTAAATTTTAAAATCTCAGGGTTTTGGGAGAATGATACACCATTGAAGTAAATATCATCGCCTTGTACCGCGAATTGATCTAATGAACTTAAAGTGAGTTGGGCATTTGGAGATAAGTTAACGATAGACCTTTCGGTTTGACTATTGATTGAGTCTCCAGCCCCTCGTAGAGTTAAACTACTGGTTGAATCAACATTTATCTTTAAACCGATTGCAGAAAACATAGCGTCCATACTCGACCCTTCAGTTATATTTAAAGTAGAATAAACATTATCATCATCATCTACTCCAGTAAAACCATTATTGTTTTGAAAAGTAAAATTCGTAGATTTTAATGTTACTGAAAACCCATCACCGATTTCGATATTTGAATAAGAGGGGCTATCTTCAAGTATCAAAGCGTCTGTAATAGTTAATATGTTAGCGATAGGAGAATCCCTATCTAATTCCAGAGAATCTGATTGTGAAAAATCCCAATTTGGAGCGTCATAAAAATCATAAATATCCTCTTCTTCTGCGTCCCAAGTGATAACCATATCTAATTTCTTATCTTCACTTTCAGCTATATCTATAACTTCCTCATTGCTGATCTGGATGGGTCTTTGGATATTGACTACAGGGTTGATGCTAGGGTTTTCTGTAGGGTTTATTAGGAATACATTTCCTTCTACAGAGGTAATAACAGCAGATTTAGCTACGGAAATAATTGAGAGTAAAGTTATTAGTGTGCGCTTCATTTCTTCTTTTTTAGTATAAAGTTTTTAAGTTTAGTTAGATTCCCCGTCAACTTACCTAACAACCTACCTAGCTTACTATCTTCAGGTACAATATAAGAAAGCGTCCCCAATAAACCCAAGATAGAAATAATAAACTCAGGCATTGATCCCATGTAAGGAGCAAGTATTTTTTCAAATAAATCTTCCATAATAACTATTTTCTGATCATGTTGGGGAGTTTAATCACATCAGGGACTTGAGTGACTTGATCATCTTCTTCTAGTTCAAATGTCTCTTCTGAATTCTCAATATCTGTTTTTTCCTCTTCGCCCTCTTCAGACTGTTCTTCAGGCTCCTCTTTTTCTTCAGGCTCACCCTCTTCAGATTCTTCCTCCACTTCTTCTTCTTCTTCTTTTTCTTCTTCTTCGGGTTTTTCCTGTTCAGGCTCCTCCTCTTTAGTCTCCTCTTCGCTTTCTTCTTTAGATTCCTCTTCAGATTCTTCTTTGGTCTCTTCTTCTTCAGATTCTTCTTCACTTTCGGATTCTTCTTCGGATTCTACAGAGTCTTCCTCTTTAACTGCTTTTTCTTCACCTTCTTCATTACTTTCTTCTGTAGGCTCTCCTTCATTTCCTTCTCCCTCATTAGAGGCTTCTTCATTTGACGTTTCGCCCTCTCCTTCTTCACCACTAGATCCTTCACCTTCTCCTTCTTCGTCTCCTTCGTAACCTTCTTCAGATGTACCGACGACATCTCCATAACCTTTTTCGGCGTATTCTACAATCGCCTCGGTAACGCCACCAAAAGGTTGGAAACCAATTGTTGTCTCAGTAAAATCGTTTAAATTAGAAAATACTTTATGCTCTTGCTCTGCCACAACAGCTATTTCAGTACCCTTTTCTTTTGTCGTTTTGGCTTGAAAGTAGGCTCCACTACCTATGGACATAGTACCAGCGATTCCAATCGTCCCTATTTTTTGAGCCGTCTCTTGCACAAAAGCACTTAAACCAGTGGCAGCACTTGCAGTTTGGGTTGTTACTCCAGCCGCTGCTGCAGCCGCCGTGCCTTTTGCGGCTTTATCTAAAATATCTTTATTTTTTTCAGCTATTTCTCCAAGTTTATCCATAGTAGAAGTCTCAGGGGTTTCACCTTTGACTTCTTGATTTTTATTTTTTTCGACTTGGGCTTCTTCTCTCTCTTCCTCTTCTGTAATCTCTTCGGTTACAGTTTCTTCTTCTACTTCAGAGCCACATTCTTCACAAACACAGGACTTTCTTTCTAAATGTTTTATCCTTTGAAGTAATGTCCATGCTGTTTCTCTTGCATGGCGATCTAAATCAGAAATAATGTCGCTATCTTTTGGATTACAGTATTTTTTAGCAAAAGCTTTTGCTTCTGAAATATCTTTACTGTGTTTGTCCATATTAATAATATATACACATATTTGGTAGCATTTTGTGTAAGTTAATTTACATGGACCTAAAAAATCTAATGAGAGAATTTCTGGATGGCGGATGGGTTATTCCAATAATTGGGGCTGCAGGAATGATAGCTCGTATGCTGAACTCGAAAGTAGAATACTGTTGGAAGGAATTTGCAAAAAATGTTAGTTCTGCAGCAATACTCTCTATGATTTTATGGTTCATTCTGCATGATGCTCCCATAAGTGATTTAGTTAAAGCTGTTTCATATGGTGTTGTTGGTGTAATTAGTCCTGAAATCATAAATGGTTTGATTGCATTAGCTAAAAAATATGCAAAAAACCCTGAAAAAATAATTAAAAAATAATTAAAATGGACTTTAAATCAAAAAAAGAAGTTGTTAAAACCGTTCAAAAACTATTAGGTGTTTCTGCTGATGGATCTGATGGTCCAGTCACTTGGAACGCTATACTAGCTAAGTTATCTACAGATGAAACGGAAGTTTCTGGAAGTAGTATTTCCGAGAAAATGGTTAATTTAGCTCGCGGAGAAATTGGGGTATCAGAAATTGACGGTAGTAACTGCGGCCCAAGGGTTGACGTATATAAAGCCGCTACTTGGTTGGACCCTGATAAGGGGTGGCCTTGGTGTGCAGCCTTCATCTGTTGGTTGGTTAAAGAAGCTATTGAAGGGCAGGATGTTTCATTCAAAAGACCTCAAACAGCAGGAGCTTGGGATTTTGAAAACTGGGCTAGAAAGCAAGGCTCAAAAGGGGTTGATTTGCGGAAGCCTACAAATGAGGACATTAAAGCTGGTGACATTGTCGTCTTTTCATTCTCTCATATAGGTCTAGCTGTTAAAGATATCGACTCAAGTGGTTATGTAGTTACTATTGAGGGTAATACTAACGGAGCTGGCAGCAGAGAAGGAGGATCTGTTTTAGAAAAACGTAGGCATGTCTCAAAAATAAGGAGTAGAATTAGAATTTTCTAGTAGAAATAAAATCTCATTAGTAGAATATAGTTTGATGTCTAAAGTAAACATAGAAGTCGATCCTAACTATATATTCTCATACGTAGTGGGTAATTCTTTGTTTGAGCCTATAGAAAAATGTATAGACTCTACAAGGTATGAAGTTTATGATGCTTTCATCTATGATTTAAAAACTCAAAATTATTTAGATCAGAATGAGGAATATCAAAAATTTTATTGGGAAGTCGTGAAATTAAAAAGGCTTGCTAGAGAAATGTCTTCTAGAGAGATAAAAAGTCTTTGTGAGGAGATAGCTGAGATTGCTCCCAAATACGTAGAAATATAATTATGGCTAAAAAAACATCAGGATCAATGGCTCCAACCAAGAAAAAGGTTAAAAATAAAGGGGTCCATTCAAAGAATAAAAACTCTTCCAATAAATCTAGTAAGAATTACAAGAAGAAATATAGAGGGCAAGGTCGATAATATCATGTTCTATAGTATAATTAGAAAATTAATAAAGAGTCTTAAGTCTTCTTTAAAAAAAATGGAAGATTTGGAGGACAAGGCTTCTGGCATTGGTGTCGGATCGTCTAGCGTAGGGGTTGGATCGTCTAGCGCTGGTATCGGATCGTCTAGCGTGGGAGTCGGATCGTCTAGGGTGGGAGTCGGATCGTCTAGCGTGGGAGTCGGATCGTCTAGCGTGGGAGTCGGATCGTCTAGCGTGGGAGTCGGATCGTCTAGCGTGGGAGTCGGATCGTCTAGCGTGGGAGTCGGATCGTCTAGCGTGGGTATTGGGTCTTCCTCGACTAATTTAAACTCTCATTCTTGGCCAACTTTTAAATATTTAGACAATGAAATAGTAGGCAATCTCACTAAGACCCGCACAATGGCTTTAGATGACAACGGGACAATACATTCTTTAGGTTATAAGTCTGATATGCATATCGAGACTGATACATCTACAGATTCTATAAAAAGAAATGGCGTAGGTTATAAAGGTTTTATTGGTAACGTCGAAGCTTCCGATGGTTATACATATTTCTTGCCAGCTTACCAGACTTCTATTGGTAAATTAGGTAGGAAGACAGGCTCTATAACTTTAGAAAAGAAATTTGCCTCTTGCCCTCAAATTAGATCTGGGGCAGAAGGTAATGATGGAATTATTTATATGCCCTCTTATACGAAAACCTTGCATATCTTTTCTTATAACACAAATACTGGTGAAGTAGCGTCTATTACTCCCCAGAAACCTAGTCGGTATACATTCTGTAATCATATCTGGGGTGCTGCCGTAGATAAAAAAGGTGAGATATACATGCCTCAAGTATTAGGTACTAGTGTAGCTAAGATTGATAAGTTCGGTATTTTCTCTTACTTGGATGGTCCTCCAGCTACTTCAGGAGTTTCAGGGTGGACTCATAAATACGTTGGTGCGATTTATGTAGAGGCTGTTGACAAAGTGTTTTGTTTACCAAGGCAAGGCAAAAAGATTTTAATTATTAACTGCGCCGATGATACTTATGAAGAGGTAGATTTGCCAGAAGATTACCTTGCAGTAGCTAATAAGAACAAAAATTTTCATGGTTTCTTAGCTCCTGATGGTTGGATTTATAGTGCATTCTGGGCAGATACTAAGTGTTTTCGAATTAATCCAGAGACTTACGAGGTTCAGTGGAAAGATTATGAGCATGAATTCATGGATGGTAAGCCTACAGCTAAAGAAGGTTCTGGTATTATGAGTCTAGGAACTGGCTATTCAACAACAGCCTTAGTCAAGGGTAGCGATGTTTACTTAGGGTTGGCTGGCACTTCCAGAGCGATTAAGCTTGAATTTTAAAAATGAAGAACTATAGGCAAGTCCACATAATTGCTAAAGATCGAGGTTTTGTATACGAACCTATTCCAAATACTCCAGAGTTCAATGACGAAAAAGGCGCTCTGGATTACTGGGGTTATAATAAAGCTAGAATACAAGATTGCAATTTTTACAATGATCCTATTGTTATTATTAGAAGAGAAGTGAATAATGTGCTTGCCAAGGAGCTTTGAGTCTCTATTATGGGGGGCGTATGAAAAAGACAATATTATTCTTACTTGTTTGTTTGCCCTTATGGGGAGTCGCTGCTTGGCATGGTTACAAAGAGCCAAAGGTCCAAGTTAAAGAGACTGTTAAGGTTGTTCCCCCAGAGAAAGTGAATGCCCATGTTTTTCTGACGAAGTGGCAGCTTACTAAGATGCTAAAGACGTTTGAGGAAGATGCTCATCCCGCTGAGACTTTAAAATTTAAAACTGTGGTCAAGAGCGATGGCAACGGTTGGAGAATCTCTTCTACTCATCTAGCGAGGGGAGCAGAACCATACCCGATCCCAGAAGGAAAGTACTTTGTAATTGATTCTTCTTATGTTGATCATGTCGGCGACTTTAAATCTTGTGTTGAGTATGCTGATAGTTATAAAAACTTTCACGATTACATTGTAATTAGTGCAGAATGAGCTACAGATACGACAGTAGGATTATTGGTCCTAATGGCTACAAAGAGTTGATGATCGCTGTTTTAAATGAGCAAGACAACCCTATTGATTCCTGCTGTCACAAGTTGGATTCGCCAGATATATATGATATCGAGAGTGCTGAGACTGGAGCGCATAAGTTTGGTATCCAAGGTTGGGAATTAGATCCTGCTGATCAATATCAAGGTTACGCCACAAAACAAATTGGTTCATAATTACTCTGAATAGTGTAAATTAAAGTATGGACGTAATTATTCAACTGGTTCAAGATAATCCTTGGTTTGGCGTAGTGACTGCTGGAATTGCTTTTGCATCTGCAATCGCTGCTGCAACCCCAACCCCAAAAGAGGGAACGCTATGGGCAAAAATCTATTCGATAATTGACTGGGCGGCTCTAAATGTTGGTAAAGCCAAAAATAAATAGTCTAGTTTCTCCTAGATCAACCTCCTGCCTGTAATGGGTAGGGGGTTTTTTTTATTTTTTCTTGCAATTTTTAATTACTTATATATTATATTTATATGATTTCTAATAAAGCTAAAGGTCTGTCAGGTTCTAGTCATGTCGCTCACACTAAGAAGCTTATGGATGAGTCTACAAAACGTTACCATCACTCATGCTTGTCTGCTGGGTTGGTAATAAAGAAGACGGGGAAGATGCAAGATATTGGTCATGTCGATTTCATTGTAGACGGTGAGACTGTAGACTTAAAAGGTATTAAGAACTCTACGCGAGAAGGGAGAATTCTTTTGGAGTTTACTAATGTCAATGGTAAGACTGGCTGGTGCAATGAGAAAGGCACTCCTGTTTGGATAGCTTTTGATGTCGGAGCTTTTTTCCTCCATGTTAAAAATATTGATCTTTATAATTTAGCTAAAGACAAATGTGATATGCATAATAGAGTCACTAAAGTTAGCGAGTGTCTATATAAAGGATACCAGCGCAACGGTAGAAAAGACTGGATGTCAATGGTGACTTTGGGGGATGTCTTGTCTAATTGCGAACATTGGTTTTTACCTTACCAAGAATATGAGTTACCTATTGAAAAGGTTCAAGGGTAGTTACGAAAATTACCTGTTCCTATATAACTCAGACCATCATTGTAAGGTTCGATAAATAACCCAGTGGTGACAGGAGCAGTTCCAGTCCAACTTTCATATCTGTCATTTATATTCTTGTTATATTCTCTAATTAAGTGTTGAGAGTCCCACTCTTTGTTAGCTTGACCACTTAGAAGATACATGCCTGTGACTTCAGCCCTAAAGTTAGCCCAGTCCCCCGATGATACTGATGCGCTGGAGTGTATTTCGCTTAATAATTGTTGAGGCATACTTAAATTTACACTTTTTTTATTAATCTTGAAAAAATCTCTTGACCATAGCTGGATATTGTTTAGGATTCCCTCTAAGCTCTTATAGATATTCATTGCCACCGCCTGGGTAACCTCCTAGAATATCTTTAGCGTTTAGAATTTCTTATGAATATGAATTATTTAAAAGCAGAATGTTTATTCTTCACGATTTTTGTTGGCTTGACGTTTGGTGTGATGCTAGCCGTGGTCAGCTGTATAAGTGTTTTTATAAAAACCCTTATAACTTTTCCGATTGAGTTCTATAATATAAGGATGAGATCGCATTTGCAGAGACGCATAGAAGCGTTGGAAGAGATGCCAGAAGACATCTGGGATAGACACATCCAAAGAATGGAACAAAACAAAAAGAAAAAAAACGATGGATAACTTTGAGACACTAGTAGACAAGGTAGAATTTTGGGCGCATAAGCGGGGCATCTTTGATGCTGCTGACCCTTTGGCTCAGTTAGATAAGACTCAAGAAGAGTTGGATGAAACAATAGATGCGGTTACTGAATCGGCATTTAATAATCCAGAGGTAGCGGATGGCATAGGTGATATGTTGGTGACGATTATTATCGCATCCAAGATGCTTAAACTAGATCCTACTTATTGTTTAAGTCTGGCCTATGACGAGATCAAAGATCGGAAGGGTAAAATGGTTGACGGTAAATTTGTAAAAGAGAAATAAAATGAATACAAAAGAGTTACTAAAGCTGCATGACGAGACATGTAAATCTTGTCGTGGGATAATGGAACAAAAAAATAGTGATTATACTGGCGGCAAATCATCTACAGATCCTTTCGCCAATTTCAATGCGTCATCTATCCTTGACATCCACCCAGTTCAAGGGCTGTTGTTGCGTGTGATCGATAAGATTCAGAGAATCCGCTCATTCACTAATGACAAAGAACTAAAAGTTACTAATGAATCAGTAGAAGATGCGTGTGATGACATTGTTAATTACGCTATCTTAGCTAAGGCTATGCTAATGGAAGAAAGATCCCAGATCGAACAGAATAAAACCAAATAAGCTATGAAACCAAAACCCAAATTCGATTTTGATGTCAACCCAGAACAAAGAGAAAGATTAAAAAAGCTTTTTGGCTGGTCTAAAGACATGAAATTCGCTGATTTTCAAGTTCGCCCAGAAGAAGAGAAGGCTCATTCTAAAAGAAGAAAAGGAAAATGAGTGTTGAAGAGAAGCTAAAATCAGTTAGAGAGGCTGCTGAAAGGATACGGCAGATCGATATAGACTGTAATAAAGAAAAAAAAAGAATTTATAACAGTTTAAAAGAGGAACTAAACGCCTCTGCTACCTTAGAACCTTATTTATGGGATTGCGTTGTGCTTGGTTTAAGGTTTTGCGAATACGATATAGAAAAGATATTGAAAGAGGATGTTTAAGATAATAACTACTTGTTATAACTGCGAGTTTTTTATTGGTCAGTGTATTGAAAGCGTCTTATCCCAAAAGCTAACTGATTGGGAGATGTATATCACTGATGATGCGAGTACGGATAAGTCTGTGGAAGTGGCTACAGAAGTAGCTAATGGCGACCCTAGAATAAAAATTATTAAAAATGATAAAAATATGGGCGCGGTCTTTAATAAGACAAGTAATTTTCATCATCACGCAGAACTTCATGATGAAGATGTTATTGTTAGCTTAGATGGAGACGATTATCTTAGTAGTAAATATGCCTTATGTCTTTTGAAGGAGATATACTCCAAAGGCTATTGGTTGTCTTATGGAGGTTTTGTCGCGTCAGAAAAAAATTTTTATAAATTAGCGGCTCCAGAACATTTAACAGAAATAGATTGGGAGAAGTCATTGAGAGATCAAACATTTTGCATAAGCGCCCTAAGATCTTGTAAGTATTTTTTGTTAAAAAATGTCAGAGATAAAGACTTAAGACATAAAGATGGTGAACTCTTTAAGTTTCCACAGGATATAATTTTATATATTCCTATGGCTGAAATGGCTGGCAAAGATAAATGTTATTTTCTAAAAGAGAAGATATATTGGTATCGCATACATAAAGATAACGATACCTTCACTAATGATGAGGAGAGAACGCTGATAACAACAAATGATATTAGTTTTAGACCAGAATATCCCAAGAAAACAAAGGAACAATTGATTAATTGGGAATGTGATTGGAGTTGATTCTTTATGATTATTGGTTTAGGAACAGGTAGATGTGGGACGGTTTCATTATCTAGACTTTTACAAAAAGTTGGATTAAATGTCACCCACGAACTAGCTCCAGTTGTTAGTTGGGGGGGTGGACGAGCTAAAGATCGATTAGATTTACTAAAAAGTTCGAAGTTAGATGGGGATGTTGCTTTTTGGTATCTTAATTTGGTCGAAGATATGAATGAGATTTGTGAAAATATCCGTTTTGTTTGCCTTCAGAGAAATATTGATGAGACAGTTCATAGTTACATGATTAAAACTGTAGGTAGAAATCATTGGATGAATCACTTAGGTTACAAGTGGCATAAGGATGATACTTGGGATCAGTGTTTTCCCAAATACAATATCGATAACAAAGAAAAAGCTTGTAGATTATATTGTGAGGAGTATCATAGTAGATCTAGAAAGCTTCAAGAAAACATGGATAATTTTAAAATTTTTGATATAAATTGTTTGAATAGTAAGTCTGGAGTTCAAAGTATTTTCGATTTTTTGGGCATTAATTTAAAAGTATCGGGAGATTTTGTTGACATTTGTTATAATCGGACATAATTTCTTTTAGAAAACATATTGAATAAATAGTATTGACATGAAAATCGCAGTTTTAATGTGGTATGATGATAAATTTAAATCTTATGGTGATAATTGCTATAAGATTAATAAAATTTATTGTGATAAATATGGTTATGACTTGATAAAATCTTCAGATAGGTTTTACAAAACGAGAAGCTGTCATTGGGAAAGATATCCTTTTATACTTAAATATATCAAAAAATATGATTATATAGTATGGATAGATTCAGATGCCTTTTTTTACAATGTTTCTCCCCCAATAACTGATTTAATCAATAAATATAAAAAAGAGATTATATTTGGTGAAGATGAGATAAAATTCAACCCCCCAGCAATAAATACAGGTGTTGCAATCTTTAAGAATACAGAGAGGGTTATTAGTATTATAGAAAAGTGGACTCATTCAAATGAATTAAAAGATAAATACTGCGGATCTGTGGTAAGGGATGGTTATTTATGTCCGAGAACAAACTGGATAGAAGACCAAGCTCTCGTTAGAGGGTTTTATAAAGATGATGTGGACGATATTGGAAAAATATCAAAAATTCTACCTTACCGAAGATTGCAGCATTCCAAAAGTCATGAGAGGGAGATCTTGCTTAAATTAAATAGTTTGCCATATGTCTTCCATTTTGCAGGTAACACTGTTGAATCTGACAAACACAAAGTGAGATACATAGAATCTAAAAAATACCTTGACCTACTACGAAAATTAGGACATAACCCCTGAGAGATATGAACATATTCGTTACAGATAAAGATCCCTACAAGGCAGCGCAAAACCTTTGCGACAAACATGTATCTAAGATGGTTGTTGAAACTGCTCAGATGTTAGCTAACTGCTTTACTCTTGAGACCTTGGCTGAGCCTGATTGCCCAAGAAGCCAAAAAGGTAATCCCCGCAAACATTCGTATGCCAAGCACCCATGTAGTATCTGGGCTGTAAAAACCAAAGAGAATATGAGATGGTTAATCCGTCATGGTATGGCTATGGCTAGAGAGAAAAGGTTTAGAACAGATAAAGAACACTTCTCTGCCCAATTTATCCAGTGGTGTATGCTTAATATGCATAGGTCAACTGTCCCATATGGGCCTCTTACAGAATTTGCTGTAGCGATTAGTCAAGATCAGAGATGTCGCACTCACCCTCAGTTTGAGAACCTCTCTATTGTCGAGAAATATAGAGAGTATTACAACTATGACAAGTCTCGCTTCGCCAAATGGACTAAGAGGGATGCTCCAAATTGGTATTCACCAGTATAAAAACATGATTAAAAAGATTGTATACAACCCAGAGAAGCGTAGAGAGCGTTACCTCAAGAATAAAGAGAAGGCTCAAGAGTATTACCAGAAGAACAAGGAGCAGAAAAAAGAATATCAAAACAAATATTACGAAGAAACCAAATATAGTTACTTACGTAAGATGGAACTAAACAAACATGAAGCGCCAGATGAATATTGGGAGTTTAAAAACAGAGTTAGCGACTACAATAAAAAATACTATCAAAACAACAGAGAAGAGATCCTAGCGAAGAGAGCAGAAAGCCGCAAAAAATCATGAATCAATTAATAAAAATATCAATAGCCCTTTTCGTAATAAGTCTTCTCCTAAAATTTGGAGTAGAGACGTATCTAAATAGAGGAGCAGATTATCCAGATGGTCCAAGAGTGAATGCAGAAGAATTATTTGTTGACACTTATACAAATACATTTTATACATCATCTGACATGGGCGCAGATAAGTTATTTACTGGAACTTCTGTCAGATGGCATGGGAATGGTAATATGCTTGCTAAAGCTGGAGTTTTGAACGGCAAACTTCACGGTCCTTTTGATTCTTGGTATTATAATGGTCAGAAGCAGATGTCTCTTATTTGGAGTAATGGCAAAAAGTATCGTAAGTTTAGCGCTTACTACTCTAATGGGAAAAGGATTGAAGGGGATAGTGAGGAGATAAGTCGTAAAATCTTTTCTGGAGAAATGATACTAGAATAATTATGTTTGAGAATCTACGCTTAGATCATTTAGGTCGTGTCATATATAGAATCATCAGGTTTTCTGGTTACACTGAAGAGTGGTGGTTCGAATATGACAGTAAAGGAAACAAAAGTTTAACTAAATACATTAAAGAAAAAAAACCATTCTAAGATATGGAAGAATCAGAAATGCTAACTATGGATGGGTATGACGATTGCATCGTCGGGACGGTTGAGAGATTTGGCCAGCCCACTATTTATTGCTATGACAAACAAAAAGTAATTAATCGCTTACAGTCTGATGGCATGACCGAAGATGAAGCGTTTGAATTCTTTTATTTTAATCAAATTGGAGCATGGATGGGTGATACAACCCCATGCTTTCTCTCTAAAACCAAATAAAACAAAAAACCTAATTAATAAAATGAGATTGACATACGAACCAACGACAGATAACTGGTCTTCTAAGAAAGACCCGAAATTCATGCAAAGCACTTTAAGTCTTGAGCATCCAATGGATGACATGACCCTTCCAGACTTCATGGACACTATGGTTGTCCCTATGTTAAAGTCTATGGGTTACTCTCAAGTAAGCATTAACGCAGTCATTGATACAGATGAAGATACTTAAAAGTATACTTAATTTTAGGATGTTCCACCCTGCTCAATGGTTTGTTGAGCGGGATAGTAAGATCGACCCCAAAGTCCTTGATCCTCCATCTTGGAGAGAGAGGCAAGTCCAGAACCAAATGATAGACAAGCAATATGAAGAGTCTATTAGGGTTGAAGCAGACAACGAAGAGCCTCCTTGGACTGAGAAATATAAATGATGATTTTAAATGCGCTTGTAGCTCAGCGGTTAGAGCAGGGGTCTCATAAACCCTTGGTCACTGGTTCGATTCCAGTCAGGCGCACTAATTAATAAATATTATGGAAGAAGACTGGGAAAATCTATGCCAATCGGAATTATTTGTTGATTTTAATTCTGTTAAGCAGGAAAAAACACATAAAACATGTGTTTATTGTGGAATTTCAAAAGGTCTCTCTTGTTTCAATAAACATATTGGACACAAAGACAACTTAGATACTAGGTGTAGAGATTGTATGAAGAAACAATCGAAGATAAGGAGAGATCTTTACAAAACCGCACCTCAAAAACCAGAATTCTGTGAGTGTTGTGGCGAAAAACCCAAGAAGTGGACGTTGGATCACGATCATAATGATAATTCTTTCAGAGGTTGGGTGTGTGACCATTGTAATTTAGCTATAGGGTTACTTGGTGATGATATAGCTGGAGTAGAGAAGGCTTTGAAATACCTAAAAACCCCCAGATCGAGTGATATTTAGCCAAATAAGGCATCTGCAATATTTTAAATTAAAAAAAAATAATAAAAAAGTTTTAAAAAGATTTTTAATTTAATAAAAAGTTTATTTTTTCTTTATAATTAGTAAAAACATGAAAAGAATTTGGAGATTGTGGTGCAAAACGATGGGCGAAAAGATATCTACAGAAAAACATGAATCAGATTTTGCGGCTATCATCAGAACATTCTGGTGGCTGCTGCATATTACAACCTGCGGTTTTATAATAGCGAATACGATCAGGCATTGGTAATAATTTAAATTCAAAAAAAACATAAAAAAGGCTTGCATGGGGTTCGATATCCTATAGAATGCTTGCGTATGAACGAAACACCCAAGAGAAGAGGACGGCCCAAAGGCTCATCATCATTTGTAAAGATGAATCTAAAGCATTTGGTTAGTCAGTTAGGCAAAAATGCCAATATCATGGTATCTAAGAAGCATCTCGACCAATTAGAGGAGCTTGATATGTTTGAATACCCCATCGATGAGGCAGCTAAGCCTCCCAAGGAGCCTGAAGAGAAGATTCAGTTCTCTATTAACACCTTCAACGACTGATCTTATGACTAAAAGTGAAATGTTCGAAGGTTTAATCGGTCAGGAGACAATAAAAACTCGTTTAGAGTTTTATACTCAGGCCCAGAAAGCTACAGGAACTCTCCCTTTTCTTTTGTTCAATGGTGCGAAGGGGCTTGGTAAGACAGAATTTGCGAAATCATTTGCGAAGTCTCTGGGTAAGCCATGTATAGAGATTAATTGTTCCACGATCAGGAATGCTGAGCAGTTCTTCGATCAGGTTTTTATCCCTGCTATCCTAGACAGAGAGATAACAGTTCTTTTAGATGAGGCCCATGCCCTACCTAAAGATTTAGAAAATGCTTTTCTTACCATCTTCAATGTCGAGGATGCTAAGACTAAGAGGTTTGAATTTGGGGAATCTAGCTTTTTGTTTGATTTCTCTAAGCAGACATTCTTATTTGCCACTACTGAACTGGATAAATTGTTTCCTCCTTTTAAGGATCGTCTCACCCAGCTAGACTTCGAACCGTATGATGGTGTCGAGCTTGGTGCTATCATCCAAAAGAAACTTGATTGGTTATCATTCGAAAAAGGTTTAATCAATAAGGTTTCTCAGACTGTGAGGGGCAATGCTCGATCTGCAGTTAAAAGAGCTTTGGAGATCAAGGCATATGCGGAAGTCCACAATAAAGCTTCATTCAATAAAAAGGATTGGAGTAAGTTATGTGGTCTACTGGGTATCATGCCATTTGGTATCAATGCTACCGAACTCCAGGTTATGAGAATCCTTAAAGATCGAGGAGCTTGCACCTTACAAATGCTCTGCGCTGTTACTGGGATGTCAAGGACTGCTTTGCAGAAAGAGGCAGAGATCCACCTACTCAAGAATGGATTCATGAAGATCGATGGTAAGAGAGAGATCACTGGCAAAGGTGTAAAAGCATTAGAAAGAATAGGTTAATGGCAAAAAGGAAAAGAATATATAAGCTCCCTCCCAAGATCTTGGTTGGGGGCATGGAGTTTAAAATCATTTTAAAAGATACTGAAGACTATGGTGCGATGCACTTCGATGAGAAGATTATTTACATCAGGAAGGGGTTGACAGAGGAGGAGCAGTTGGATACTTTGATTCATGAAGTTCACCACGCAGCCCTTAGCATCAGCGGAGTATCCCACATCCTCGATGATGACAATACAGAGGAGGCACTGGTAAGACTTGTCGAGCATATGGTTATGCCTATAGTAAAGAAAGAATATAAAAAGTTTATTCAAACACAATGAAGAGTAAGATATTGATAGTAAGAGATGAAGTAGATCAGACTAAGACTGTCTGCTGGCTTGGGGATGATAAGTTCTCTGAAGACATTAAACACTTCAACCCAGAAGATCCCAATGACTTCGATCTAGCTACATTAGATTCCACCATAGCTAGATACTTTGAGATGGGGGAGTTAACAGAAGATAAAGATTTGATTGGCCAAGAGTTGGATGGCCTAGAGATCAAAGGGATTACATACCAACACGAAATTAATTAGTATATTATGAAAGCACAGATAAACATAACAGAAACAATGCTCAATAAGAGTATTATCGACGCAAATAAATCAGTTTGTGAGTTAGCCAAGAAGTTCTCTTTTGATTATTCAGAGGCAGAATGTGGACAAAAGCATTTGGTTTCGGGCAAGTATCCTGATGGAACCGAAGCAAAAGTTACATTCTATAAGGCTAAGACTAGGGGAGATAAAAGAATATCTATTACTAAGTTAAAGCATCACACCCAAGCAGGAGATGTTGTTACTCTCAAGGGATTTCGGGGAGCCATTAAGATTCTAATCAATGAAGATTAAATTTTCTTTTAACAAGATAGTGGACGCTGACTCCATAGAAGAAGCTTACAATAAGATTATTGGAGAGTTGAAGCAGGGAACTCAAGAACTCATCACACATGAACGCACATATCACAGTCACTTGTCTGATGCCTCAATCTCAATGCGTACTCATGGCGTTAACTATTTTACCTTTGAGAGGTTAAAGACCCACACTGGTTATGGAGAAGGATCAGTAGACTACGATTACTAAGCCTATGAACTCAGATAGCCAAAACTTATTGTTTGATATATTAGACCTCGTTTCCGAGATCGAAACCCTCTTACAAGACAGAGAACCACGAGCTAGGGAACTACTACGACAGATAAATCAACGTATAGTTCACAATAAACCTAACAATCAGAACGATCCACCCTCCCATTACGATTTATTTAAGTAATCATTTGTAATTACATAACACTACCTATCACCCTACGTTTGTATACATACTATATATAGATTACCATAGGGGATAATATAAAAGAAATCATTGTAGGTATCAGGAAAACTTAGATTTGAGAAAATTACCAGCTCCTACGCCTTTTTAATTATTTAAATACATTTTTTAATCATTTAAAATACTTATGAACGGATTTGACATCTTTATGACAATCGTATTATTCTTTTTGTTGCTTTATAGTGCGCTTAAGAACGGTGGTAGGACCAGTCATCGTGATGAGGAGATCGACGATTATTGGTCTGACGGTTAGCCCCGCCAATAAAAACAAATAAATAAAAGAAAAGCTAGGTCGTGATACAAGCCGCAAATAAACAAATAGGCGATTAGCCGCCGCGCCGCAGGTCAAGAGAAAAGCCCCAAATAAACACAGGTCAACCGAAACATTCTAAATAAGCGATTAGCCGCGATTTTTTCCTTGACTCCCACCGAAGGTGGGAGTAGAACTATAGCGTAAGATACAAATAAGGCAGGTCGTGATATAGACCCCAAATAACCCAGATCTAAATAAACCCCAATAAATAACCCTCCCGCCCAATCGCAGATTTTCTTTATGTCAGATACTCGCAGATAAAAACGCTGTAAGTGACTGATTGATAGTGAGTTACGGGCCAGCTGCCGCCGCGCCGCCGTAACTCGCTGATAGTCAACGAGTTACGAGGTTTTTATTTAATGTATTCTTTTACAGAGAGACAGTTAAACTCCATTGCCCTTTGATCGGTAGGATCTCCAGCCTCTCCAACCTCGACTAAGTCGATAGCTGCAGCCTCCGAAGAGGCTTCGACTTCGAACTGCAAGCGGTTTACTTCCTCGACTATCACCAAGTAGTTTTTAATCTTCATCTGGCAATGGCTCCTTTCCGTAGTCGAGGTAATGCATATGCTGCTTCACATATTGATAGACCTTATTCATTGCTTCCTTAACTTCCTCTCTTTC